AGATTAGTAGCTAGATTGGCCATTATTCATGATTTGATGAGTAATCAATAAAAATTCCATTCAATGCAGTTCGCACTGGTGGGCTCCATGAAACTTCAAATACTCGATCTCTGGCCATTCCCAAACGATTCCATTGCATATTTGCAATATATTCGCCTTCCATGCCTAAATTTTGAAACACTGGATTGCCATAAGTCTTACCACGATCATTTGACCATCTCAAACCAATATTAATTTCTTCATTGTTATAGCCATTACCTGATTCCATTTCAAGAATAAGGCTGCGATAACGCACACGATTAGACCCATCATCTTCCATATGGTAGAAACCACGAATTCTAGTAATTACTTGTCCATTATCTGAATAATTATCTTGATCAATCGCATATAAATTACCATTTTGCCAATCGCCAACAATTAACTTTCCATACGCAAATGCAAAACAATTAGAGCGATGACGATTAAGGCCACCATTGTTATCTACATAATTCCATTCATTCCACTGCTGATTAGACAAATCATAAACCCATGTCTTATTTGCAGTTGGGAAAGTCACTACATAAAAGAAATGGCCATTAAGCTCGTAGGTATAACCAATGGCATCGGATAAATCTTTATAGCTTTGTAATTCATTATTAATCGCAAAAGTAGAAATAATGGTTGCAGCAAAATTAGTTGTTTTACAAATAAATGCTTGACCTTGTGGAGATTGAGCCACCCAATAAAGCTCTCCATCCATCTGAGCAATCGAATTAGTGGCTGCACACCCATATTGCATAAATGAACCAGGTAACCGACCAAATGGAAATGCAGTATTGCCTTGGTTAAACCATACTTCAGTAGTAATCTTGCCAAATAAATAAACATATCTTCGAGTAATGCCAATGCCGATTAGCACGTCAGAGAAGCCTGTTGTAGAGGCAAAATCAATTGGATCAAAGGTTGTTGTGTTAGGCAATGAAATATAATACTGACGAGTACCAATACGATTTAAAACAAAGTATCCATCAACATAATTTACTTGGTTGCCACCATAAAAGCCTGGCTGATTAATCGCTGAAAATGTATTACTTGATAAATTAATAATCCATCCGCTACCATAAACTCCATCGACTAAAATAATATCTGTTGTGTTATCGACCATTGATACTGGGCCAGTAGAAGAGCTAATTGTGCCTAATACTGTAAAACCCCATATGCTACTAATTGCGTACACTGTATTACCACACACTCCATACAATTGGCCATTAGTGGCAAAATACAATCCTCTCCAGGAAGTAGGAGCAACAGAGCCCATTAAGGTTAAACCTGGTGTTGGGTAATGCGTAAATGGAAAAACTGAGGTTGATGGGTTTGCTTCTAAATAAAGATTGACACATCTCTGAGCTGAAGCAATCACGCTCCTTGCTTGATAAGCTCCATTAGATAATGCGACCTTGGCCATTATCCAGCACTTCCAACATAGAAATCACCATAGATATTGTACGCTCCAGACTTGCCTCTTAAGGCCATCGGCATATGCAATAAAGGGATTTGTGAATTTACTTCCATAATTGTTCTTAGGGATACTTCAGCATAACGTGTAATCTTTGGATTCTCTGGAAGCCCATAGATAGTAAGAATACGATCTGCAAGATTCCATTGCATGGCATCTAAATATTCAGCCGGCATCACAATTACTTCACTCAAGTTTTGAAACTGTTGGAGCTGTGTCATTACTGTTAAGAAAATCTGATATTGGTTGTTTGGCACCGGCCATACAAACACATTGCCCACTGGAAATGCTGAATCATAAAATACATATTGTGGGAAAGCATTTAGTGTCTTAATACTAATTCTGTCGTAATCTTCTTTAGATCTCAAAACTTGCAATGGATAATCCACCGGTAAAGTAGATCCACCTTGCATACGAATAAACGCTGCTTCAATCTTGGCTGGTCGTTCCGTATTGAATTGTTGGCCAAGGCCAATGGTATAAGAAGTTGCACCAGTGGCAGTAATGTTTACTGTTTTTAAATTATATACAATGTATCTACGACGTTGCCACTGAGCAATCATCATATTTAACATATTAAATGAATCGTTAATATCTTCTGGTAGAGAGTTCTGACCGACACCCACCACGTTTGCAGTCTTGAGAGCTAAGTTAATAATATCCCTCGGTGTGGTCGGCAATGGCTGGCTCATATCTATCCTTAAATATCAAATAATGGACTCCCTTTTGGGAAGCCCATTAAATACAACTACAACGCAAATTAAACTACGTCAGCGACTACGCAAGCCCACTCAGGTTTGATTGCTGCATAACCATAAAGAATGTCCATACGAGTAATCAAGCTGTCTGACATGACATCATAAGCCTCAATCATTCTTAAAGAGATTCCGTCAAACTGTGCTCTTGCAGCTTGTACTACACCAGCAGTAGGCATTTCTAAGTCAGCACAAGCTAAAGTAAATGCTTCTGGGAAGTATGCTAAGTTTTGACGATACTGTGATCCAGCCGGCATGACTAAGCTAATTGCAGCTGAGTTTGCTGGTGAAGCAGTTACAGTATTAAATGCTGCCGGAGCTGCAACGATACCAGGGTAAATTGGAATCGATGTTGCACCCGTTGCTACGTTTGCAGTAACTACGAACTGGCGTAATTGACCTTGTGAAGCACCAGTCAATCTGTTAATTGCAAAGACGTTATCAATCGTAATAATATCGCCCTTCCTCAAAGTACCAGTGATAGCATTAACTGTTAAGTTTGTACCAATTTGTGAAGCACCATTTACTGTACCAGCTGAGAATGTTCCAGTTGTGTGAACCAAAGTAGTCTGATCGTACATCCAATCAAAACCTAAAGTATCACGACTGATAATGCCTGTTTCATACTGATCAGCAATTTTTACTTGTGGATTAAATAGTCCAGCTAAAGATGAAATAGTTCTTGATTGTGTTACTGGATCAAGAATAATCTTACGATCCATACGAGGACATAAGTTTTGATCTAGTGCTGCACCGGCTTGTAACCACTGTGCTGCTTGTGGTGAATTGATGGTTGTACCAGATAAGTTTGCGACCATATTGCTTGAAGCATTAACTACGTTCATCAAGTCAGCAGCAACATAAGCAGCTAAACGATTTACTGCTGGAGCTAAAACACGCTCACTAAAATCATCTAATTGCATTGTCTTTTCAGCAGTACCAAAGCTGATAGGTACGTTTGCTTGAGTTGCAACAGTTAAAGTGGTTGATTGCTCATTAGTGCCTTGTGGGGTAATAGCTGGGCCGGTTGTGACTGTATAGTCATTTGGTAAACGTACACGAAGTGAGCTTCCAATTTTCGCACCTGTGCGAGCGAATTGATCATCATACTGACGTGATACTGTTCTTAAAAAAGCGTTGGTTTGAGTGAACAGTCTAACTGCTTCGTTAGTGATCTGATCAATCGTTAATAATGAATTAGCCATGAATAAATCTCCATAAATTAAGGAAAAAAATAATAAAAAATACTTACTTTTCGTCTTGGCTAAAGAGAAATATTCACGCCTATTACAATGATTTACGGCTCATTTTGGCCTATAAAAAACATTCTACCCTTTATTAATAAAATTATCAACAAAGGGTAATTTTTTTAACGTCTACGTCTAGCGTTCTCAGATCGCCATTTAATCCATGCAGCAGTATCGGATGGACTTGGCTCCGCACCACCACTTGAGCGACTTGAGCCACCATCTACATCACCCACTGGAGCCGGAGCATTGGATTTCTGCTTGCCTAGCTCTTTTGTGGCCTTTGATGATAATTTAGTTAATTCAACTCCCATTTGCATTGGACTTAAATTTGCAATCCTAATTGCTTCATTAATATTTTCAGACTTACCTAAAAAAGTAATGACTTTCTCTGGAGAAGGGATTGCAGCTAAGGCTTGTAGGAAATCTTGGCCACCAACACCAGCCAATTGAAGATTTGATACCGACTTGTCGTAAACATCCCCAAACTCTTCCTTAGCATTCTTCTCAATCTCAGTCATTCGATTAACAAAAGACTGTTCTTGCACTTGACGCTCTGCAATCTGTTTGGCATATGTCATCGCCAATTCTTGAATATTCTCTTGCGGAGAATAAGATTGCTCTTGCTGAGGTTGATATTGAGGCTTAGATTGATACTCCTCTAGCTTTTGCTTAGCTGCATTCTTTTCGGCAGCCAGTTCACCCATTCTTCTACGAGCCCAGTCTGGCAGTTCGTTATAAGAATTTTCTTGCTTTGCTTCTTGTTTAGGTTCTTCAGTAACTGTTTCTTGTGGTAATTCAGCATCTATTTGCGTTGTAGATTGCTCATCCATGGTTTATATTCCTTGTGGTTGATTAAATTGTTGTTGCGGTTGTTGTTCCATTTGTTGCGGTTGTTGTTGCATTGGTTGCGTTGGTTCTTGAATATTTGGTAAATAATCGTGAATCAATTGTGATGGATCAAATTGTGTCTGATCGTATTCGACTGCTGGAGGTTGTTGCACTTCTATTTCTTGATATGTCTTTTGAGCAATAGCATTCATTTGCTCTGGCTTCATATTCGCCAAAATTGCTTTTAATCGGTCTGTTTCAGCTTTAAACGCTTGAATACTATCTTGGCGTTCATTCTCATAACGTAATGCTAAATGGTTTAACGCATCGATATCGGCACGTTGTTTCTCAATGGCAATGAAAGATTGCTTCTCAGCTAATTGTTGAGTTAATGCCTGAATGGCTGCCTGTGATTCCTGTAACTGTTGCATCATTAACTGTTCTTGCTCAGATGGTCCAGTACCTAAGATACTTTGTGGTATCCAATTACGCATACGCTCTTGCAATTTATCAGCACCAGGGAAGTCAGCTGCACCCATGTAAAGATCACCAATCACTTGAGATAATGCCGGCTGAGATTTTAATAAGCCAGTCATTGCATCAAAGGCTTCAGATCGCTTGGTATCATAGCTCGGACCGCACTCGGCCACTACATCAAACTTACCGACATTCGGATTAAAGATGGTTTGAACCTTGGCTTCAGCTTCTTGCTCATTCTGAATAATTGCTTGTTTTGCTTGTGGATCGACCATAATTTGATCTTCAGAGCCATCCTCACCTAAGATTCGCACAATACGCTTGGTATCGTAAATCTTGGGAATCAAATCAATAATAATCTTACCAATGAATTGAATGGTATTCGCCTGGGCATCTTGAAAATGGAAAGTGGCTCTATTGCCTTGATTAATCCGTTTGTCAATACTGACACCAGACAGCTCTTGCGATTGTTCTCCAAATGTCTGATCGTATTGGCCGGAAGTCATCATCATTTCCATGTTGGCAGTGGCCATGCCATCCATATATACCGGAGCACCCATGGGAGCTGAAGCTTTCTGTGGCATTGGAACTGGATTACCTTGCTCATCCGCATTGTTGTAAGGCAAATAAGCATGATTCTCTGTATTTGCAGTGGCCCAGTAATTCTCAAGTCCATTAATTGCTTCGACTGGAGCAATGTATGGAGATTTAGATTGCAGAGCTCCATATTCGAGTGCAGCGGAGGCATTGTAGTTATATGCTCGTTGGGCATCCTTCATATAACGAACAATACCTTTACGATCTAACCTTTGTTCGATAATAACTTCTTCGCCTACTTGACGAGCAATCGGAATATAAGTGCCAGGCCAAATACCTTTCTCAAGTACTTCCGTTCCACCAATTAAATATTTTCGAATGACATGCTTATCAATCCGTCTGCGATCTATTCCTTCACCGCCCTGACGAATAATCTCGCTAAATAGTTTACGCTCCTCAATGGTAATATCTGATTCACGCATAAACCTTACGCTACCATCATCATTAGTAATTGAATATAACCATTCTTTGCGGGTTTCTTTCTCAAAGTAAGTAGCTACTTTCACAATGTCTTTGGTAACCCATTGCTGATTACCATTCGTAGTTGGTACTTTTATATTTGGGTATTTACGCTCAAATTCACGTCTAGGCATATCCTCATAAACAAAAGCAAACTTTGCATCTGAGCCATCACGCTTCTTAATGTGTGGATCTAA